ACGTTATAGTTGCCGCCAGAAGTAATACTGTTACCTGCGTTTACGCCAAGACGAAGATTGGATGTACCTGCTGTGTTTGTCTGTAATGTGCCTCCTCCAGAAGCAATAATAACATTCCCACTGGCGTCAATACGCATACGTTCTGTTGAATTTACCCCTAGTGGCGCACCGCTCGTAAATTTTATTTGTGCATCTGCCGTAGCGATAATATGACTACCAGTGCTAGCGCCCGTGTTCCCAAAAGAAATCTGACCAAAAGCACTGTCGCTCGTTGTGCCAGAAACTCTAGCCAGCCCTTTAATTGTGGTATTACCGCCTGTAATCGCTCCCGTTGTAGTTATTGTGCTAGAGCCAGTATCAATAGTACCAAATCCAGACGTAATACTGCCGCTATTTAACGCGCCCGTTGTGACAATGTTTGAACCTACTGAACTATCTACGTATGCTTTAATAGATTGTTGACTAGCTATACCTGTTGCAGAGTCACTTGCTAAGTTATCTTCATCAAGAAATGTTTTACCATCTAAGATATTTAACTCAGCAGCGGTAGAAGTTACACCATCTAAGATATTTAACTCAGCAGCGGTAGAAGTTACACCATCTAAAATATTAAGTTCTGCTGCTGTTGAAGTAACATTAGTGCCGCCTATATCAAGCGTAGTCATAGAAACTTCACCTGCTACGGTCACTACACCATCAGCTAAAGTAATTAAGTCAGTATCAGAAGTATGCCCTATAGTTGCACCATTAATAAGTACATCATCAATATCTAATGATCCACCAGAAATTAATCCTGTAGTTGTAATAGTACTAGAACCATTGTTTATAGTACCAAAACCAGAAGTAATGCTTCCTGAATTTAATGCTCCAACAGTTGTAGCTGCAGTAGTAACAAGATTAGGCATAGCTGTAATCTCATCATCAAAGTAAGCAGCTAAGTCAGTAACAGCAACCTGCACCATAGTGCCATTGTCATTCATTACTACTCTGTCTGCATCAGCTACAGTAGTAGCAGTAGCTGACGTACCACCGTCTACAATGTTTAGTTCAGCGGCAGTTGAATCTACAGCAGCTAATTTAGTAAAGTCTGCTTGTACTAAGCCTGATACGCCATCTAGTAAATTTAACTCAGTAGCAGTACTAGTAACATTAGTACCACCAATATCTAGGGTAGTCATAGAAACTTCACCTGCTACGGTTACTACACCATTAGCAAGAGTAATTAAGTCTGTATCATCTGTGTGACCAATAGTAGTACCATTAATAAGAACATCGTCTATGTCTAATGATCCACCAGAAATTAATCCAGTAGTAGTAATATTACTTGAACCTGTATCAATAGTACCAAAGCCTGATGTAATGCTACCACTATTCAATGCACCTACAGTAGTTGCAGCAGTAGTAACTAAGTTAGGCATTGCAGTTATTTCATCGTCAAAATAAGCAGCAAGGTCTGTTACTGCTACTTGCTTCATTGTACCAGCATCATTAAATACAACACGATCAGCATCAGCTACAGTAGTAGAACTAGCAGTTGTATCACCATCAAGAATGTTTATTTCTGTGGTAGTAACAGTAGCACCATCAAGTATCTCTAATTCTGCTTCTGATATACCTGCACCACCAATAGTAAGTGTACCTGAAATATCTACATTACCATTTATATCAATAGTAGTAGCAGCTATTTGTATTTCACTGTCAGCTACAATGTCAAGCTGGCCGTCAGCACTAGAATTAAGATAGATGCCAGTATCACGAAACTGAATCTTCTCTGTTGACGCAATAAGTATATCATCAGAAAACTCAAAGTAATCCTCATCCTCCATCCACTTTAGTACACCGTCATTACTTTCACCATCAAAGGTTACTGTAATGTCTGTGCCTGAAGTAGCATCACCAATAGTAATAGAAGTGCCTAACAGTTTAGTAATTGGTCCACCTTCTGCAGCAGTACCATCGTGTGTATGTCCTGTACTTGCAGCAAAGGCAGCTAAAAGTTGATCATATTCATTATTAAACAGATCAGCGGTGATAACATCGCCATCAGTAAAAGATGATTGTCTTGTATATGTAGCACCCATTTAACGTCTTGCTCCTAATTGATACTCTAATTGAAACCCTTTAAGGGAATATGGTGCAGTTTCACCACCATCATTTACTCTTAATGCAACAGAAAAGCCTGAACCCTCTACTGCCTGTCTTACTAAAGGCTGTGAAGGTCCACCAAAAACAAACTGTGTAGCACTACTAATAGTACTAAATAAAGCAGTACCAAATTGTGCAGCTACAGATGAAGAGTCTAACGGATATGCTGCAGGTCTTGCTGATTCACTAGCTTCGTTATCATAACGTATTAACAAATCAGCGTCAATAGCAGATTCAGGTTTATAGTTAATAATAACTCTTTGCATGTGTTTTCTAACACCAGTATCACCAAAACTTAAATCTGGACTTCTATACCTAGCTAATATTGGGGTTCCATCAAAAGTATTTCCTGCTTCTTGACGATTTATATAACCTAAAAAATCTCCATGTAATACAGTTGAATTACCATCAATAACTAGGCTGTCTGTAGCAGAAGGTTTTATACCACGTATTTCTGAAAACTCATACTTGTCTGCACGTTGAACACATATAATACCTTTTGTTAAACTATTTGCTTGACCTTCTTTAGAGAAAAATATTCTATACTGTGTTTTATCTGGTATAACTACACTATCAAAAATTGCAGCATTCTTAATGTTAGCATCAAATATAGACTGCACATTTTGTGTAATTGATCCAAGTGCAGTATCACCAATTCTTGCAGTAGCTGCAACAGTTCTTAATCCATCAGGTCCAAGAAATAATAAGTCACCTGCAAATTCCTGAATAGTATCTCCATTTACACAACCAATATTTCTTGTAACAGGTTGTATTGCAAAGTCACTTAAAGTAGAACCTGTCAGTTTAAATATTCTGTTTTCACAAAAAATAAATAGTGCATCACGAAAAACTTTTAAAGCAACAATGTTATCATCTACTTTAATAGTACCTGCACCATCACCAGAATTAAAACCATCTTCATCAAAAGGCTCACTAAATACTAATGTTTGAAGGGTACTAGATTTACCTGCGTAAAACATATGTGACTTAAATGCTACTACAATAGTAGAACCCGCTACAGAACTCTCACTAACGTCAGTTGCAGAAACAGAAGAGTTAAATATTGTTGGTGCATTTGTACCATCAACAACAATTATCTTTTCATTGCCATCAAAGTTATATCTTTCAAAACGGTATTTACCTGCACTACTTCTTCCAGTATCTCTCTCTGTCCAATCTTCTGATACTACATCATCAACAGCATGATTAGCAGCAGTAGTACTTGAAGTAGCTCTAGTTACACCTGTAAAAGTAACGGAGGTTACACCTGTATAAGTAAAAATTTCATCATTAATTTGTATAGTACCACTAGAAGAAAATCCTGTAGTGCTATCTACTGTAATAGTACCAGAGCCTGTCATGCCTGTACTAGAAGATATCTTAGAGGCAACTTCAGTAGAAGCAGAACTAAATATTTTTTCACCTCTAGCAGCTAATACTTTATCTGCAAAACTAGCAACCATAAGTATTTTTTCAGAACTAGCAGATGTTTGAGGTACTATTTGATTTACATATTTACGATGCCCATTTATTCTTCTATAGCCACCCTCAACATCAGGCTCAAAGTTTTCTAGCTCTAATGCTTCTCCCGGTTGCATAAGAAAAGTAGAACGGTTTTTAACTAGACCGCCCTCGCAATTAAATGCAGCAGGTTGTGTTTGGGAGCTATCTGGCATTAACTAACACCCGCCATAAAGCTAATAGAACCTCGTGGCCTAATTATCATTGTAGACCTTACATAGTCATACTTGTTAATAAGTAAACTCTGCATGTTTTTAATACCTTGCTCAAACCTAGAAAAATTTAATTGGTATTGCTGTGTTTCACCACGATATTGATAAACAAAGGCAGTGGCTCCATCTATAATTACAGGAGCAAATCTATCAGGTATAGTGGTAGTGTCTCCATGTGCAGATAAATCAGAAGGAAAAGTATAATAATCAAATGTCAAAGTATATTCTTTATCAGGAAAAGGATATATTAAATAATTATTATCAGGTGTACGTACAATATTTCTAGGTACACCTCCATTATCAAACTGTGCTACAAACACACCATCTGCATGTAGAGCAGCAGTAGTACCATTTGCACCACGTGTACACCCTGTAAGATCATTGCCCGATATAGCTGTATAATTAACTTGCTCACTACCAATGTATATTGTTCCTGAAGCGTCAAACCCTGTAGTAGAGGTGAGCGTCAAAGTTGCAACAGAACTAGAGTGAGAGCCGTTTAAAGTAGTAGAATTTATTTCATCTTCTTGATTAGCGTATTCGTTTTGTATGTATTCATTATAATTTAAAATACCGAGACTGCTACCAGAGCAATCAAGCGTAGTACTTTTTTTAATTCTAGCTGTATTGTAGTCTACAGATTTAGTGCTTGTAGGTAAAGTATATCTAACTTTTCCCGGCACTAATGATTCTGTATTGGTAGCGTGGTTAAAAGAGTAACCAAACTCTCTTTGATTAATATAACGTATTGCTTCATTTACTGCATTTTTACATTGTGTTTGTACACCTCTAGCATTAGTAAAAGTAGTAGATGTAAGCTCTACTTCATTCATACGTGTAATAGTACTATTAGTTAATGAAAGAAAAGTAAGAGCCATTATGTTTCCTTAATAAATCTTTTATGCCCCAAGAACTCTTTGTTGCATAAGTTTGATACACTAATGGGGCCAGCATATAGCCAGCCCCAAAGTATGTAGGTTTATTACAGTAGATCACGTTGAGCCGCAGCAGCCTCAGTGTGAGCAGCCGAAACATCTGCAATCACTGCATAGACACGCAAGCGTCCAGTAGCAGCAGCAGCACCAGCGATTGTTACATCAATGGTATCTGCAGCACCAACACAAGCAAGTGCTTCAGCAGCAAATGTTGAAGCTGCGCCTGTATTAACAATGTTAGCTTCACCGTTACTACCTTTTGCAAGGTATGTACCAGCAGCAGCGTCTAGTGCAGCACCGTCAATGATGTCATCCCCACCACCAAAGTCAATATCACAAGTACAACTTGCAGTAAAAGACTTCATAATTTCTGCACCAGCAGCAATAACTACTGTCTCTGCAGGAATTTCAAGAAGTTGGAAAATGTCACCATTAGCAATGGTAGCATCTGCAGCAATCATAGCATCAATATCTAAGATTGCTTCAATAGTGCGTACTGCATTACCAACAACAGTTGGAACAGCAAGTACGTTAGCTCCTACGCCAGCGGTAGAAGCAAGGGTCATATCAAAAGTAGCCATTGTATATCTCCTTACGCTGCGTTATAACGGGCAGTAACGATTGCTTCAGGGCGAAGAATCTTCCTACCGTATAGATGCATACCACGAACAATGTCAGCAAAGCTGTCAGGGTCACGATATGTTTCGGTTTTGTTAATCTGCTCTGCAGTAGCAACAGCCGAGTCATGTCCTGCAACAATAACACCAAGGTTGGTGAGTTGGTTTGCAGTACCTGATGTTCCCGGTCCAGTGCCTAGTGCTGGCAAATTAGACGAGGAATACACACGGAAGCCGTGGAAGTTGCTTACAGCAAGACCATTACGCAGACCACCTGATTCACCGAAATCAGCGTTCATGAAGCGTGAATCTTCATCAGCAAGGATTTCCATAAATACTGGATCAACTACCAGCCAGCGACCTTGTGAGTCAACTTGCTGTTGGTCAAGCAAACGCTTCATACGTGCAACAATCATTGCAGGAGAAACGGTAGCAGTTGGCAACGAAGTAGCACCCGGCATACGTGCAGTCACAGGAATTGAGTGAGTGCCAGCAGATGCTGTAGTGATATTGCCAAAGTCAGATTTGTGAAGCTGCATAGAAGAAAGCAACTCATTCGATCCTGCAGAGCTTACAGCTTTAGTACCATTAACAGTCGTGTTAAGGGTATCACCTTTGCTGTGCAAAGAAGACTGCTTATAGCCAGCCATGTATGCAAGTACTTCTTGATCATGGTTGTCAGCTAAACGATAGGCTGCACGATCAGTTGCAAGCTGCATGAAATTAACGTGGCTGTGAGCCTCTTCAATATCGTCCATCTTAAAGGCAAAATAGTTAGCCTTATCAATGACTAAGTTGAAATCGTCATCCTGCAAATCTTGTGCTGTGACATTTGTGCCACGTGCGTACTCTGAAACAGAAATTTCTGGTTCTTTAATAATCTTGACGGTATCGCCTTGAGCAGCGATTTCACCAAAATAGTCTGAGTTGGTAATATCACCAACAATAGTAGACTTGCGGAATGCAAGCTGTACTTTTTTAGAATAGATTACAGGGCTAAAATTACCATTTGGTAAATTCCCATAACCTGTTGCGGTTGTAAAAGCCATGAGTATATCCTCCATTGAATGTTTTTGGCTTAGGTTTAATTAAGCTAAAACAGTTAGATTCAAGAGGCTGTACTTTCTAGGGTAGCGTTATAGTAACGGGCCTGTAATTGTTCAGGTAAGTCTTAACTAAAATGTTTTGCTTAGAGTATACTAAAGTAAAAGGTAGCTACTTATGTATGTAGGGCTTTTATATAGTATTTATAATGACACCCATAGTTATACTTATTAAACCATGAGTGTCAAGTATTTATTTTAATTATTTATCTTGCACCACCAGAAAGATCATAGATAAACTTTCCAGTACGTTGGGATTCAATAATTGCATCCATATTACTTTCAAATTCTTTATCATTCATCTTCTTGACTTGTGACTCACTAAAAGCCCCTTCCATATCTACAGTGTCAGGTTTAGTAGCACGTTTGTTAACTACTGCTTTAGCTGCATCTTTGGTGGCTTTCTTACGAGACTTAGTATCCATACCTTTGTCTGACTTGTAAAGATCAATAACACGAATAACAGAACGTGGATCATCTTGGTTTTCATACAAAGCATCTTGTACCCACTTAGGCTGTTCCCCTGCCCAATCATGAAACTCATCACTCTCTTTGAGATCATCAAAGTCACTGTGTGCAGTACGAATACTATCAAGAGACTTGTTACGATCTGCTTCAGCAGTCATCTCATCAATCTGTTGAAGACGATCCTCTGCGTAGCTAAACTTCTCTTGAGCTTTCTTCTCAGCAATAGTCTCAACAATAGCAGCTACATCAGGGTACTTATCAGCCCACGCTTGAATGTCTTCATCCGACTTAGGAGGACGCACAACACCTTGCTCTTTAGTGATCTTTAGCTGTAACTTAATAGTCTTTAGTTCTTCAGCTTGACGTTGCTGCATCTTACGTAGATCATCATAGCGTTTCTTATAAGTGCGTTCTTCGCCTGTATCAGGAGCCTTCTCTTCTTTTGCTTCTACAGGTTCTGCCTGTTCTTCTACCTCTTCTTGCTTGGAATTAAGTTCCTCTAGTTCAGCCTCTGCTTCTGCAATACGCCGTGAGTTAGCGTTGTTATGCTTTGCATCTACAAAACCCGCTACTTTAGGCTTTTCCATTGTTGTCATTTCTGCTGGCATTTTTAGTTCCTTGTGTTACGGCCTAGTACCTAAGCCTTTTCGTTTCTTCTTCTTCTTCGCTGGTTCGTTTGCAGTTACGTATCCCCCGTTAGCGTAACTCTTAGCTTTTGGTTTTTTTAGTAAGCCACCTTTGTTAAAATCTGCTTTTCCAGCATCAGGTTTAGCTGCGTCTTCAAAGTCTTTTTCTGTTTTACCGCCGCCATAATCATAACCGCCACCGCCTGTAGAACCAAGATTACCATCATCTCTTCCTTTGTAACCACCGCCGCCTGTATTACCAAGATTACCATCATCTCTTCCTTTGTAACCACCGCCGCTTGTAGTACCGCTGCTACTTGTAGTACCGCTGCCGCCATTGCCGTTGCCACTTCCACCCTTTACTGGACGGGAAGCGGCGGCAAAGGCTGCTGCTTTTGCTGCTTGTCTTGCTTTTTCTGCAGCCTCTTCTTCTTTACGTATTCTCTCTTCTCTCCTAAAGTCTGCAGAGGATTGTTGTTTGGCGGTAAGTCCCGGTGTCATTGCACCTGCTTTTT